CGGAAGTCAAACCTCCGCGTGATGTCCAAGTCAAAGAACCGGAGCAAGAAGTAAGTGGCGACGTTTAGATTCGTTGGCCGCGATATCAACATTCACTGGAATGGCTACGATATCAAGGGCCCAGCAGGAACGGTTTTCTCGATCCCAGATCAGCTCTACGAGGAATTCGAGGGCGACCTGCGTGGTGCCGAGCCGTCCCTGGAATGGCTCGATACCAACGAGTTCCTGACTCTTACGAATGCGGTATCGGTAACTACTCTAGAGGGAAGCTTCCCTATTTCGGTCACCAGCACTACTTCTGGAAAAATAATCGGTGTCACCTCATCGACAGCATCTGATGGATTCGTACTAACGGCTAACGGTTCTGGCGGTGTGGCGTGGGAATCTCTGCCGGCAGACGCTACCGGAATTACAAACATCATTGGTACCTCACCAATAAGTGCTGCAGTATCAGGGACTACTGCTACAATATCGATTGACCAGGCTTTGCTCTCCGTTGCCACCTCACTGGTAGCAGAGACCCTGCGCACCCCAGTCAAGAACTCCTCTGGGTCAACGATCAGCAAGGGGCAGGTAGTCTACGTCACTGGAGCAGATGGCACCAACGCACTGATCGGCCTTTCGACCGCGTCAACAGAGGCCGGTTCATCAAAGACACTCGGAATCGCCGCCAGCACGATGACGCAAAACGAGTTTGGCTACGTCATTGAGAACGGTCAACTCTCAAACATTGATACCTCAGCAGCGACCGCTGGCTCATCAGTATGGCTTGGAAACACCCCAGGGTCATACGTATTCAACTCCCCACCAGCAGAACCTAGCCACTCCGTATATCTCGGTGTCGTCACCAAGGCAAACCCCAGCACTGGTGAGATCCTTGTCAAGGTACAGAACGGATACGAACTTGACGAACTGCACAACGTATTCGTCGGCGGAGTCAGCACTGCACTTCCACTTGTCTACAGCAGCACCTCATCCGGCTGGGTTGCCCAGGCACTTTCTTCAGTTGGCATCGCGGACAACGCCATCGTTGCAGCCAAGATTGCTGCCGCCGCTGTCGGATCTGCTGCAATCGCTTCAGGATCAATAAACTCAACCCATATTGGGGCAAACGCAGTAGTTCTTGGCGATATAGCAGCTGGGGCAGTTGATTCGGCGGCCCTTGCGAGCAACGCTGTTGTTTCCGAAAAGATTGCAGCCGGTGCAGTTGGCACAGCTGCCATCTCGTCTGGGGCAGCAACGTCAGGACAGCTACTTCAGGCTAACGGTTCTGGGGGTGCTTCATTTCAGACAGTAACTTCTGGCGTGTCAACCCTTGACATTACCGCAAACGTTCAGACTGCAGCATACACACTCGCACTTACTGACAAGGATAAAATGGTCGAGGTAACGCTTGGGACCGCGCTAAACATTACAATACCACCAAACTCTTCAGTTGCTTTCGGGACAGGTGCTCAGGTGCATATTCTAAGGGCAGGTGCCGGTGCGGTTACTATAGTCGCAGGAACAGGAGTAACAGTTAACTCGTCAGACGGACTAAAGCTTCGAGCACAATGGTCATCGGCCACGGCTATTAAGCGTGCAACTAATACGTGGGTAGTCTTAGGAGACACAATACCATGATTATAGGTTCGCAGCAGCAACAGCTCCACAAGGGTACCCACCTTGTTACTGAGCAAACATCGTACTATTGGAATTCTGGGTGGGGGACATCTAGCGGAACTACTGGCACACAGGGTTTAGACAATCCCACCATGCACCCAAGCAAAAGGGGTATGGTAGGAGGAGCGTCAGGAACCAGGGCTGGATTTAGGTATTGGACAAATGGTACATACGGTTCTACTGATACCGCTGGCGGAACCATGACAAATATTACCTACGTAGACGTAAATGCATCTGGAACATATATGGTAACTTCATCGAACGAGCCAACAATTAGAGCATCAAGTATAGATATCGATGCTGTTGATGGATCACAAGTAGTATCCGCATACACCCCGGCCAGTGTTGGGTCAGTAACTATTATAGATCCAGTTTTTGGACCAGCAGAAACTGACGTGGTTTCCGTAAGTAGCGGAAACCCATCATACATACAGGCTTGGGCTTGGAGCAACAGCACCCAGTGGGGGTCGAAGAGGACAAATTCCGCAAACTTAAATACGGCAACTTCAGCAAATAGCGGACAAGGAACTAGGTTCTCTCCATTTGGAGATTCTGTTTTCGCTAATGTTGGTGGCAGCAACGGAACGCCTTGGGTATTTGCTTTTGCATACACACAGGGAACTGGATTTGGAACAAAGTTTGCTAATATAAGCGGTACAAGCCTAACGGCCATGAGGTCGCTGAACGTTGTTGGAAGCGCAGCAACAGCCCAGAAAGTTCTTTGTGGACTATATGCTGCTGCTCCAATTATTGCAAACTTTTCCTCTGCTAGCGGATTTGGCACAAAGTTGTCTAACCCATCTGGTATGCCAGTCCTCACTAATAGCGCTGGAACGAACAAGAACTTGCAAGTAGGAAACGGAGGGACTGACGTGGTGTACCTTGCTGATACAGCAAACGATCTTGTGGTATATACATACACAAACGCAAGCGGATTCGGAACAAAATACACAGCACCATCACCGACGGTTAGTGGTATAGCGACATGGTCAAGATAGGGAGTTAAAGATGATTATTACAGACGAAAAAGTTGTTATGGACTTGGCTGCTCATCTAGTCATGCGCATTAGGGAAATATACGATTACGATTCCAACATTGCAAACTATAGAAAAATCCTTGAAAGCCTCCCAACAGAATACCCGGCCAGGCTGGAAGGCCTAAAGGGAATGGACCCAATTACTGCATTGCAGAACTGCCCAATTGAAGATATAGAACTCCTATCAAAACTTCATCAGTATGAGAGAATTAACTTCCTAATTCGTACCGAGATTTCTGAAAGGACTAAGGCTGAGTCACTCCGAGCTGCTGTCGAGGCTCAACTCGACGATATCCTTGATGATGAGCAAAAGGAACTCGTAGTTCAGCAAGCATATAATTCTGTTAATCCAACACAATATTAATATGGAAGAAGTTGAGCAAGACTGTGGCTGCTAGACTAAAGATTCGCTCTCAGCTCCCACTCGTAGAGAAGGGCGGCGTGCTTGACGACTGTGGACCAGCATCCTGTGCGGCCGCCGTGTCGTGGCTCCTGAACAAGGAGATCACCGCCAAGGATGGCGTTGCAGCCAAGGAGAAGGCGACTGGGCGCAAGGATAAGCCTGGTGTCGCAGACAACGCCACAGACCTCTCCGAAATCATCAAGACCTGCAAGGTACTCGGTGCAAATGGTCGATGGTCGCGGGACTGGGACGATGTAGTCAAGAGCCTCAAGTCTGGCGCTGCAATTGTCATCAACGTCCAGGCCGCACGATTCTACCCACCACAGGCCATCAGCGCCTGGCACAAGCGATTCGTTGGCCGGCACGCCGGTGCTACCTACGGACATATGACTGCTGCCGTGTGGGACAAGGAGTTCGGGTTTCAGTTTGCTGACCCGACCTTCTCAGGACTCAAGGCAGAGAAGTATGCAGTCTCCGTGACGGAGAAGGAACTGAAGGCAATAGCCTCAAGCAAGGGTGAAGCTCCGTACAAGCGGTGCGTCATCATCAAGAAGTAGGAGAATCATGAGCGAAGATAACAAGGCAATACTAGCATCCTGGGGCCGATCATTCCTGGCAGCATGCCTTGCGCAGTTCATTGCGCTTGGTGGCGGCGCCTTCGACATCAACAAGGACGGCTGGAAGTCAATCGTCGCAGCTGGCGTTGCCGCTGTGGTACCTGTCGTGATCCGCTGGCTGAACCCGAAGGATTACGCATTCGGCCGCATGGAGCTTGGTGAGTAATATCAACTTGGCCCCGGTACTTACCGGGTGCCATGTGTGCAGGAGCCCCTTTGCCGACATGATCGGCAAGCGAATGAAGGAGGGGCTTCCGGACACCAAGATCAGCGCCTGGCTCGAGTCGGAGGGCCAGTACTTCAGCAGGATCACCCTAGGCAAGCACCGCAGGGAGCATCTCACCACCGACTTCGAGAAGGCGAAAGCCGATGCGGTCAAGATCATGGAGAAGCGAAAGAAGACGCTGAAGCCTACGGCCGGTGTCGACCTGGCCTCTCTGGTCAGGGACTACACGTTCTCGGCTGTTGAATCGGGCGAGCTGGTCCCAACGCTCTCAGAGGGACTCAGGGCCCAGGAAATCTTGGACAGGCGTCAGGAGAAGGGCGCAGACAGGGACCTAGCATTTACGCTCGCAGCGATCCTTGGTGGATCGAGCGTAGTCAATGGCACCGCGACACTCGTGGAGCCCAACGAAATAGTGGAGGTTATAAGTGGCGAGAACAGCAGCTTGGCAGCGCAAGGAGGGGCAGAACCCGAAGGGCGGCCTGAACGCGAAGGGGAGAGCCTCCTACAAGGCCCAGACGGGCGGGACGCTGAAGGCCCCAGTGAAGAGCGGGGACAACCCGCGGAGGGCATCGTTCCTAGCTCGGATGGGGAACATGCCGGGACCGGAGAGGGACGAGAAGGGTCGTCCTACGCGACTTCTGTTGAGCTTGCAGGCCTGGGGCGCTAGCAGCAAGGCTGACGCCAAGGCAAAGGCCAAGAAGATGAGCGAGCGACTCAAGAATAAGAAGAAGGGAAAGAATGATTAAGGAAGGCAAGCTTCTTATTGACGAGAGCGCTATAGGGCTTCTAACTGAACCTCGGGCCAACACAAACATTCCAAGGTTCGTACTTCCGTCAGAGGGGTTCTCTGGTCGACGGTGGCGAAACTACAAGCCAACCAGCGGTATGCCAGAGACGCCGTTTAGCTCTTTCAATGCAATATCAACGTATACTCCCAGCCCATACTCGCTGAATAGCATTCGCTACCAGAGCAATAAGTCTAGGTGAGTCAACTTAGTGGACAAACCGCTATCGACCTGGCTCGCGGCCGCAGTGATATCGAGTTCTTTGCTACTCGCTGGCTCGGTATCAACGGCAACCCAGGCCAGATCAGATGGTGGAAAGCCTGCGCAGAGCGAGCTGAGGATGGCTACAGGCCACGGTACCTCACGACCGCTGTATCCGCTGGCAACCGTGCCGGGAAGACGCTCGCGATGGCAGTGGTATGTCTCCATCATGCGATCTATAAACTCGGCATACGCCCGCCGACGCCTGGCAGTCGAGAAGACGCTCAGCGGTGGATCAGCGATCCGTATGAATGGTATCACGTCGGAATCCAGCAGGAGACTGCTGAGCTCGTACACCGCGAGATCTCGATGATCTTGCAGGGCGTCCACCCGGCCCAGAAGGGCCAGGGATGCCCGCTAACCAAGGAGCTCGGCAAGATTGCCGACTTTGAGAAGCGATATCGAGGGGAGTACCTGTGGGTGAAGTTCAGTCCGATCTTGGGCGGGGCCAGCATCCACTTCCGAACGACTCAGGACAAGGCGAAAGCGCTCCTGGGCAAGGACATGAACGGAATCTCGTTCGACGAGGCAGCTTTCGAACCGCACTTGGTAACGATCTACCAGGAGGTTCTGAACCTACGTCGTCTCTCGACCGGAGGTCCTCTTCATTTTATCGGAACTCCAACGGAAGGTTTCAACGACTACTCGGACCTGTGGGAAATGGGAAACCCAGAAAATCCCAACCGGGACCCGCAATTTATCAGTTTCCGGATGTCAACACGAGACAACATCGGTTTCGGCTTGAAGCAGCAGGACTTCGACGCAGTAGTGCGCCAGCAGGCGGAGTATCTAATTCCGCAAAACGTGGACGGCTACTTCATAGAATCCCGTAAGGCCTTCTTCTCATCACTGGGTGTGGAGGCCTGTTTCGACAGCTCGATAGAGTTCGAGGAAGCGCCAAAGTCGGCTCACCGTTACGTCCAGGGTTGTGACCCTGGCATCTCGTCCGACGCAACATGGGCGATCACACTCGATATCACGAACCGCAAGATGATGCGGGGCGTTCGAGCCAGGAAGCGCGGTGGGAAGCAGACAATTACCGCAGTCGTGAATATGGTCCGGGAAGGGCACCTGCTCTACAGCTCGGGCGCACAGTGCACGACAATCGTGGACTCCACCGGCATGGGCGGCAAGCTCTTCCGCGAGGAGTTCTCAATCATCAAGCCCCTCCGGGATTTCGATTTCGGCGGGACCAAGTCGAAGAAGCTAGAGCTTCTAAACGACCTCAAGGCAATCGTCGACCGGGGGAACCTGAAGTTCCCACGAGGCGGAGTATGGGAGGACCTAAGAAGGCAGATGCTTGCTTACAAGCTTGAGGACAAGCGAATCGAGCAGGATGCCGTCATGGCCCTCGCAATCGCCGTGCGATACGCGATTAGGAATCCCGAGAAGGCTGTCGCAAATATGGCCTTCTCCTACTTTGGAGCTGCTGAATAATGGCTAAAGTTAGAGGAATACCAAAGACGTACGTCAATGGCGAAGGCGTACCAGGGCAGTACACGACTGACCCAGATGTCGCTACGCCGGCGCAGATTAAGGCACTTGGGGATGCGCTTGACAAAGCGAAGCGTATATCCAAGGGTGAAGTCATTGTCGAGCGCATGCCGCAGGCCGGCAAGGGGATCAAGACCCAGACGTCCGCTCAGATTGCCCGCGAGATTAGAAAGGCAGCTCCTTCTGGTCCGGCAAACACTGGCGTTCCTGGCGATATCGTCACCTCTCCGTCCATCGTCAACGTCTCCTACGGTGGCAAGGTCAAGCCAATCAACAAGAAGTACACACCGCTTGACATCGACAAGCTCACACCAGAGCAGCAGAATGCCGTCAAGATGCTCCAGAAGTCCATGGAGATGCTGGACATCAACCCTCAGGAGAGCGAAGAGTTCAAGCTTTACGGCGAGATCCTCACTCGCAAGCAGCAGCTGGAGCCAGAGCAGAACCGACTCCGCAGCATGTTCCGACGTTTCGACCGGATGTACCATCCGGATACTATCACGCTCGGCGGTGCTGACCACTGGGCAGAGGACCCAAGCGCCCGCCTTGCCGGCCGCGCCC